TATGCTTTGGTATGCTGTAGAAACAAGAGCAAACGTTTTTTTAAAAAACGAACCTATATACATAACAGGTGATTCATGTGGTGGAAGAATGTATACAGACTGGCCCTGCATGAATCATGCTGGTTGTATAAAATTAGGATAATAATATGGCAACTTCAGGAACAACAACATTTAATCCAGATCTCAACGAGATTGTAGAAGAAGCATTTGAAAGATGTGGTGCTGAACTTAGAACTGGATATGACTTAAGAACTGCAAGACGCAGTTTAAATTTGCTTACAGCAGAGTGGGCAAACAGAGGCGTTAATCTTTGGACAATCGAAGAAGGCACAGTTAGTTTAGTCTCGGGTACTGCAACTTATAATCTACCTACTGACACCATTGATATTATTGAACAAGTTATTAGGACAGGTTCAGGTACTACTCAAAACGATATTAATATTAATCGAATCTCAGCTCCTACATGGGGATTAATTCCAAATAAAAATAGCACAGGCAAACCAATACAGGTGTGGGTAAACAGACAAGTAACTCAACCTACTATTAATGTATGGCCTGTACCTGATACAAACAATTACACGTTTGTGTATTGGAAACTAAAAAGATTAGATGATGCAGGTAACGGTGTTAATACGCAAGAAATACCATTTAGGTTTTACCCTTGTTTAGTTGCAGGATTAGCGTATTATTTAAGTTTAAAAATACCAGGTGCAGTAGATAGAATGCAAATGTTAAAACAAGAGTATGAAGAACAATGGATGTTAGCATCTACTGAAGATAGAGAAAAAGCTGATTTAAGACTCGCACCTAGGTATCAGCATATATAGGGGCAAACATGGGTAGACGATATACCTCTGGCAAACATGCAATCGCAGATTGTGATAGATGTGGGTTTCAATATAAATTAAAAGAGTTAAAGTCTTTATATGTTAGAACTACAGATACTCACATAAAAGTTTGTAAAAATTGTTGGGAACCAGATCACCCACAAAATATGCAGGGTATGTATCCTGTTGATGATCCGCAGGCAGTGCAAGATCCAAGACCTGATACAAATTTAGTGGATTCGCGTAACTATCAGTGGGGTTGGGATCCAGTAGGACTTAATAATTCATTGCAATTAACAGGACTAGAAGATAATTTAGAAGCGACAGGGGCAATAGGAACTGTTACAGTAACAACTACTTAGGAGTATAATATGAACAACGATAGAAAAGGATGTAAACCAAGTTATAAACAGCCTCAACCAGGACCCGCAGTTAATTCAAATGGCTATCCTGAAAAGGATGTCAAAACATCTGGTGTTAAAATCAGAGGTACAGGCGCTGCTACAAAAGGTACAATGGCTCGTGGGCCTATGGCATAAGGATAAACAATGGCGGCTTTAACATATGCACAACTCGTAGCTGAAGTACAAAGCTATACTGAGAACCAGTTTAGTACAACTGATATTGATACGTTTATTAAACAAGCGGAAGAACGCATTTATAATACAGTGCAGATTCCAGACTTACGACGTAATCAAGTAGGCACAACGACAACAGGTAATAAATATTTAACTACGCCTTCTGATTGGCTTGCAACTTATAGTTTAGCTGTGATTGATAGCAACAATGAATACACTTATCTTTTAAATAAAGATGTTAATTTTATAAGGGAATCTTTTCCTGATACGGACGCTGCTTTTTATGGGAAACCTAAATACTATGGTATTTTCGATGATAACACATTTATTCTCGGGCCTACGCCAGACGATAATTATACTGTTGAGCTGCACTTTTTTTATTATCCCCCTTCTATTGTTACTGCTGGGACTACTTGGCTTGGGAACAATTTTAGTAGTGCTTTACTATATGGAACTCTTTTGGAAGCGGCTACTTACATGAAAGAAGAAGCTGATATTTTAGCTAATTATAATCAACGTTATACAGATGCTTTATCAATGCTTAAACAACTAGGCGATGGTAAAGACAGAACCGACGCATATAGAACTGGACAAGCAAGGTATCCTGTTCAATAAGAAAGGAGAGGTATGAATATTGATGGATTAATGAATTATGAAGTACATACAACGCATGGTCGAGGCCATACGCCCGAAGAAATAGCAGAGTTTGCATTAAGCAAAATCATGTATGTAAGTAAAGATGCAAACCCTTTAATTAGGGATCAAGCAGAAGCTTTTAGAGACTATATCAGAAAGGTTTTGGTAGAAGCTCTAAAATCAGCGGTAGAGTCTGACCGCGTAACATTAGCGAATAGATTGCGAGAAGCAGGACATTCAGAAATAATTAAACTATTGGAGAATTAAAATGGCAATTTCACAAGCAATGTGTACGTCGTTTAAAGTGGATATCTTAAGTGGGGGACACAACTTTAATACGACCAATAGAGCTTTAAGTTCTAACACACAAGATACATTTAAAATAGCTTTGTATACATCGTCAGCAACATTAGGTGATAGTACAACAGCATATACAGCCCCATCAGATGGCACAGCAGATCCTACAGATACTAATGAAGTTACAAGTACAGGTACAAACTACACTACAGGCGGTAATACACTTACTGTTGGTACAATACCTCAGTCTAGTTCAACAACAGCTTTTCTAGGATTTAGTAATACGTCATGGTCTAGTGCAACTATTACAGCACGAGGAGCATTAATTTATAACTCTTCTAATAGTAATAAATCTGTAGCAGTTTTAGACTTTGGTGGAGACAAAACATCAACATCGGGAACATTTACAATTAACTTCCCAACTGCTGATGCTACAAGCGCTATTATTAGAATAACTGCTCCATAATAGGAGGTTAATATGGCTCTTGTTTTAAAAGACAGAGTAAAAGAGACCACAACTTCGACTGGTACTACTACCATTACGCTTGCTGGCGCCGTTACAGATTTTCAATCTTTTTCAGCCATAGGCGACGGTAATACTACGTATTACACGATAGCTCTATCAAATGGAGATGAGTGGGAAGTAGGTCTAGGTCAATATACGGCATCAGGTACTACTTTATCTCGTGATACAGTCCTAGCTTCCTCTAACTCTGGTAGTTTAGTTAATTTTTCTGCGGGCACTAAAGATGTTTTTTGTGTGTATCCTGCAGGTAAATCCGTGTATTCTGATAGCAACGGAGATGTTGATGTGTCTGGTGAAATCACTGGACAAGAAATGACAGCTTCAAACGGATTATTTGTTAATAATAAAACAGTAGGCTCAGACTATACAATTCCTACTGGATATAATGCAACGAGCACAGGCCCCATGACTGTAACTTCAGGCGTTACAGTTACCATTCCAACAGGATCAAGATGGCTGGTGCTCTAAATGTTTTCAGACAGCCCTTTTTCTAGTGCCCCGTTTTCCTCACTAGGGGGAACATCAGTTGAGGTCGCTGTTACTGGCGTTACGGCTGAAGGTGTATTAGGAGAAGAAACAGTATCTGCTGGTGCTATTGTAGCGGTTACCGGCGTTACGGCTGAAGGTGTATTAGATAGTGTAACTATAACAGCAAGTGCTACTGTAAGTGTCACCGGAGTGACCGCTGAAGGCACACTTGGCGAAGAGACAGTCACAGGTGATGCAAGCGTCACTTTAACTGGAGTAACTGCCGAAGGTGTTATTGATGATGTAACCATCACTGGCGATGCAAGCGTCACTTTAACTGGAGTAACTGCCGAAGGTGTTATTGATGATGTAACCATCACTGGCGATGCAAGCGTCACTTTAACTGGAGTAACTGCCGAAGGTGTACTAGGCGATGTAGAAGTAGAAGTTGGTATTCCTGTAACAGGAGTTACTGCTGAAGGTGATATAGGCACAGCCACTGTTTCTGGTAGTGCTACTGTAAGTGTTACTGGAGTAACTGCTGAAGGCACACTAGGCGAAGAGACTATTTCTGGTGGGGCTACTGTAGATGTTACTGGCGTTACAGCTGAAGGCGTTATTGATGATGTAACCATAACAGCAGGCGCTACTGTAGATGTTACCGGCGTTACAGCTGAAGGAACCCTAGGCGAAGAAACTGTTTCTGGTGATGCTACTGTAAGTGTTACTGGAGTTACTGCTGAAGGCGTTATCGATGATGTAACCATAACAGCAGGCGCTACTGTAAGTGTCACTGGAGTTACAGCTGAAGGCACACTCGGTGAAGAGACAGTCACAGGGGATGCAAGTGTAACTTTAACAGGAGTTACAGCTGAAGGTGATGTAGGTGATGTAACAGTAGAAGTAATAACTACTGTAGATGTTACAGGCGTTACAGCTGAAGGCACACTTGGCGAAGAGACAGTCACAGGTGATGCAAGTGTAACTTTAACAGGGGTTACAGCTGAAGGTGTTCTTGGTGAAGAAACAGTTACCGGCGATGCTATTGTAAGTGTTACTGAAGTAACTGCTAGTGGTGTTATAGGAACTGTATCCGTAACCAGTAATGCTATCGTAAATGTTACAGGTGTTGTTGGGGTAGTTAATTTAAATACA